TTTCTAATTTTGATTTAGCTCTTAGTAAAAGAGATGCACCATTGGTGTTTAATACAAACAAAGAGTTTAGAGATTACATGAATCAATCAGGTGTTGGCCTTGATGAATTAGATGATGCCAAAGTCTTATCGTTTGCAAATTCTAAATTTAAAGAAGGACAACCAGTATTAGCACAAGACTTACTATCTATTGCAGCACAGTCTCCTGTAAGAAATATTTTCGTTGATGGGTATGGTTTTCGTTCAGAAAAAATTAATGCCGCTCCAAAAAATATTTTAGACTACACTGGTAACATTGTTACTAAACAAGGCGAGCCTGTATTTAAAAATGTTAGTTACGCTAATACAGGATTGCTACCTGGTGCGCAGGACAATACGTACAGAGAAAGAGTCATGCGTCTTAGCAAAGAAGACTTACGTGGTGATCCTGGAAGCGTGCCTGGTGGAGGAGCTGCACATAATTTTGGAGATAATGCCGATAACTCTGGCAACTATGTCATGGCTTGGACAAGACAAACAGATAGACAAGGTAATATCGTACCAGGTCAAACTGTTGATCGTCAAACAGGTGAGATAGTTACGCCATCACAAATAGCTGATCAAAGTAAATTAAATCAAATAGAGGGAAAGATTAACAAATTATTCGAGGATCCAATAACTAGTCTTAGAATAATAGACGGTTCTATTGACGGTAGAGACATGAATAAGTTAGTCGGTATAATAGATGATTTGTTAGCAAAAGGCACAATTAAATCTGATCCTAATAAAACTGCAAAACAAAAGGCTTTTGACATAGTGCTAAATCAAGCACTATCTAAACAAAAACAATTAAAAAAATTACAAAATGAATACAATGTTGAAAAAGCTAGAATACAAAGCTTTCAACCTGAGACAACGAAAGAAATTAGCACCACTGTAATTGATGAGTTACAATCTGATGTTTTTCAAAACGCAAAAAGAAAAGCTACAGAATTAGCTATAAGATTACAGGTAATGGCAGAGGACGGTATACCTTTGTCTCAAATGCGTGATGAAGAACTACTTAAATACTTTCAAAACCCAGCAGAATTAGGATTAGAAAACATTAGACCTGGTAGTGTATTTAGACCAGTTGGAAAAACAAAAGAAGAGTTAATGGCACAGTACAATGAGCTGATGTCAATGCAACAACAACTTACAGCTTTAGCACAACAACCAGCGTACGCTATCACACCAGCTAATGTAAATTTATACCGAGACACAATAAAAGGTAGACAAATAGAAATTTTAGACGAGATGTCAGAGAATATTTCAAATGATTTAGTTAATAGTTTGTATCCAGATTTGCCAATGAAAGACAGATTACAGTATGCAGATGCTTTGTCAAAACAGGCAATCGCAGAAGCAGCGTATAGATTGTTTGTTGAAAAAGATCCAAACGCACCAAAGTATATTTCTTTCATGTCGGGAGAGGTTGTAGCAGGGGACGCTTACACTCAAACGGGTAGAGCTAATACATCTATAGCGGATAGACAAAAAGATAAACAGGACAGAATAGATGCTTTTAAAAGCGAAATAAGATCAGGTAATCCAAACGCAAAAATACAACAATCAGGTTTACCTGGTGTTGGTACAGATGAATTCTACGGTGGACCGTTATCTAAGTCTGTAGAAGGTGGTCACTATACAAGTACAATGGAATCAATATTTAAAAAGATTGCACAGCAATACGGATCTAAACTTGAAATTATTAATGTGGCAGCTTCGAAACCAACCAAGATTGAAAGCTATGATATTATAAATCAAAACACAGGACAAGTGGTAGGAAGTGGTGATACGTATAGACAAGCTGAAAACATAGCTAATGATTTAGTTGATAGTGAAGGAGGTAGATACACTATTGATAGAAAACCTAAAATACAGTATGATACCAGACCTATATTTGGTATGGAACTAACACCACAAATGCTACAACTATTTAAGGCATATAAGTAAGGAGATTTATGGCAGTTGAAAAACCAGTAAGCTACGATGATGGACCAGTTCAACAGCAGGCAGTTGATATAGAAATACAAGATCCAGCACAACAAAATGTAAGAATGATGGATGACGGTTCTGCTGTCATTAATGAAGTTCCAGAACAACCGAAAATGGATTTTGGCTCAAACCTAGCTGAGTTTATGTCCGATGATGATATGAATGTTATAGCAAATGAGCTTATAGGTAAGTTTGATGAGGACAAATCTTCAAGAAAAGATTGGGAAGAAACATATACAAAGGGATTAGATTTACTTGGATTTAAGTACGAAGAAAGATCACAACCGTTTCAAGGGGCTAGTGGAGTTACACACCCTGTATTAGCAGAGGCTGTTACACAGTTTCAAGCGCAGGCATATAGAGAACTATTACCTGCTGGTGGGCCAGTAAGAACACAGATTGTTGGAAAAGAAAATTTACTAAAACAACAACAAGCAGAACGTGTGTCTGATTTTATGAATTACCAGATTATGCACGTAATGGAAGAATATGATCCAGAGCTAGATCAAATGTTATTTCATCTACCGCTTGCAGGATCAGCATTTAAAAAAGTTTATTTTGATAATAACCTTGGCAGAGCTGTATCTAAGTTTGTACCAGCTGATGATATCGTTGTGCCTTACACAGCAACAGATTTACAAACATCTGAAAGAGTTACACATGTAATAAGAAGATCAGAAAATGAAATTAAAAAGATGCAGGTTACAGGAATGTATAGAGATGTTTCTTTATCAGTATCTACTGAAGAAGATAGAGTTTTAAACAAAGAAAGAGAGATATCTGGTGTAGAAAAATCAGATTATGCTGATGATATGTACACTCTTTTAGAAATACATTGTAATCTTGACCTACCAGGATTTGAAGATCAAAGTGGTGTTAAGCTACCTTACATAGTCACAGTAGACGAAGGCAGTGGTAAAGTTTTATCGATATATAGAAACTACCGTGAGAATGATCCGCTTTATAGAAAAGATCAATACTTTGTACATTTTAAATTTTTACCAGGTCTAGGTTTCTACGGCTTTGGTTTAGTGCACATGCTTGGTGGTTTATCAAGAACTGCTACAGCAGCGCTTAGACAATTAATTGATGCAGGTACGTTATCTAATTTACCAGCAGGTTTTAAAGCAAGAGGTCTTCGTATTCGTGATGATGACAATCCTTTACAACCAGGTGAGTTTAGAGATGTAGATGCACCAAGTGGAGATTTACGAGCAGGTCTATTACCTCTTCCATACAAAGAGCCAAGTCAAACTTTATATGCACTTCTTGGTTTTGTTGTACAAACGGCAACAAGATTTGCAACAGTGGCAGATCAAAAGATTGGTGAGAACTTAGGAGCTAATGCACCTGTGGGCACCACTATGGCTATGATGGAACGTGGTACAAAAGTCATGAGTGCGATACACAAAAGATTACACTACGGACAGAAAGTAGAGTTTACTTTACTAGCGCAAATCTTTGCAGAATTTTTACCAACAATGTATCCTTACGAAGTTGAAGGTGGACCACCACAAATTAAGCAACAAGACTTTGACGGCAAAGTTGATGTATTGCCTGTATCTGATCCTAATATCTTCTCTGTATCACAGAGAGTTGTATTAGCACAAACACAGTTGCAATTAGCACAAAGCAATCCTCAAGCACACAATGTGTATGAAGCTTACCGAAGAATGTATGCCGCTTTAGGTGTAACTGATATATCAGCAATCTTACCACCACCTCCTGCACCAGCACCAGTGGATCCTGGTATGGAGAATGCAACGGCATTAAAGCAACAACAGTTAAAAGCTTTCCCACAACAAAATCATGATGCACACATAAACGCACATAGAGGTTTTATGTCATCTATTTTGGTAAAAAATAATCCTGTTGTAATGGCAATTCTGCAATCACATATATCTGAGCATATTGCTTTGCAAGCAAGAGAGCTAATTCAACAGAAATTTATGGAGCAAATGCAACAATTACAACAAGCAATACAGCAAGTTCAGTCACAAGAACAAGAACAAGAGCTACAAATGCAAATACAACAGATGCAATTGCAAATGGAAGGTGAGATTGCGCAAGCAATTAACGAAATGACAACGCAAATGAT